AAGTCCACTTTGAAGGTTTCACCGTTAGCCAAGGTGATAGCGCTGCCATAATCCCACCAGCCAATCAGCTCATCGTTGGCAGCGGTGTCCGAATAAAGCACTGCATATTGGAAAGGGCCAACAGTGCCGGTTGCTGTCCATGTCGCTGGGTCCGCAAGAATTAATCGATACGTTCCTGAGGACTGGCTGCTGCTCGTAATCGTGGCTTGGTTGCCGCCAGCGGTGTAGCCGTTACCAGCGCTGATCTCAGCCAGGTCAGCTTTTACCGCATCAGCCGAGGCGCTGGGCGTGGCATTGCTCAGATACACCTTCAAAGTGTCCGTAGCAAGATTGATCTTCGCCTCTGCAAGGTTCTCAACGAAGGCGTGGAACTTATTAAACGCGGCCATGAGGCGTTATTGGCAGGCTGGATTCAGTCTAAATCTCAAGGCTTACATTCAACTCCTTCACGTCGCCGCTCACTCCCGTAATCTCCACCCACACGTACCGCCCTGCTGCCACGGGCTGATTGATCACAGCAATCGGTTCACCCAGCGTGGTGTTGGTCACCGTCTCGGGGACAATCATGCTGTTGCCACTGGTGTTGCGGTCAACGTCGTACTTGATGTCAAAGGTCACACTGGGGTTTGTGCCCTGCACCACTGCCCGCACAGCACCAAAGCTTGTAGCAACTTGCGTGTAGAAGATCGTGATGCTGTCGCCCACCACCGGCTGAATAATCGTGACCGACCTGGGCGTACTGGCATCGACCCAGTTGGTGCCGTCATACACCAGGCTGTCGCCAGGTGCTGCCCCGGTCACATCCACATCACTGAGATCAGCCAAGCCAAAGGTGCGTGGGTCTTGGCCAACAGCACTGGAATCAGGCGCCACCTTCAGCAGCGTGATATCGCAGAACTTGCCATCGTCCACCAGGCGGTTGTCGCGCACTTGGTAGTTGACGCCATCCACGGTTACTGCAGCGCCGTAAATCAATCCGCCAAACTTTGACGCCTCACACCGCAGTGTGTAATCCGTCGTAATCACCATGCCATCAGCGATTAGCTCGCCTGGCATGTCCAAAAGACCTAATCCAGAAACGGCGCCAGCACTAACGCTGGCGCCGAAGTCTGCCAAGAACGCTTCAAGGTTCTCGGTGAACGCCATCAGCCGTACTTCTTCAGGCCGTAGCCCTGGACGGAATAGATGGTGGTGCCGCTGCTGGCGATGGTGCCAACAAAGCGAATGTACCGCTTGAGGGCGTCGCGGTTGAGGGTCTTGACCTGTTTGGATGCAGCCTGGGCCACAGCCGTGAAGCCGCCGCCGGTCACATCCGAAAAGTCTCCATCAGTGGTGGTATCACTGTGCTGGATCTTGCCGGTCATGGTGCCAGAGGCAGCAGCAGCACCTGCATCCAGAATGATTTGGATGTCGCCATCGAAGTCCTTCAGGTCTGCGATGTTGGTGGTAGCGCCAGTGAAAGTGGACGCTTCAGAAGCGACGGGGTGCAGCGGGAAGTGCTGCAGCTTCTCAAGAGTTTGCTGATAAATGGCCATTGGCCTACTCCTAAATTCGGGGTTTGCGTGAGCGAGGCTTCCGCGCCTCTGGCATGGGACAAACCATTGCCACTTCAGGCTGTGGATCCTCCACCTCCTTTGCCTTGCCAGCACCCAACAGGTATTGGCCATCAGCATCAGACACGTCCATCACCTCACCAACCCTTGCGGGGATGCCTTTGACGGATGTTTGGCGGAGAATCTCAATCAGCATGGTTGCGCCTCAGATCAGAGGGTGTTGTTGCCGCGGGTGAACGCCTCGGGATGGCGCACCGCAACATCAACGTCTTGCAGGGCAGTGACCCTCACGCCGCCGGAGGTATCCAGCGCATAGGGGTTGACCTGCAGATCCAGCGCACCCCACATGCCCATCATCATCTGGGACCAGACTCCAAAGAACACATCGCCAGTAGCAACCTGGTTGGAGCGCACTACCGGATAACCGTTCACGGTGCCGCCAGGCTCGAGCACAAACTGGGCAGTGCTAGATGCCTTTTCACTGGTCTTGAAGCCACCGTAAATGGTGGAGTTGGTGATGTAAGCCATGGCGCCTACGTCGGCATTGTCTGCCGCGATTTTTGACTCCATTGAAACCAGCTCAGCGTATGTGGGCTGATCGTTAGCAAAGTCCTCGGTATTGATGCCGGTGACTAGCTTCAGGCCCTGCGGCTGGTTGCTGGTGCCGAGACCGTACAGAGCAGCACGGTCAATCTCAAGAGCGATCACTGTTGCCAGCTCGTTGCGCACCATCTGCTCAACGTCGATGGAGCTTTGCAGCACCAGCTTGCGGCTGAATTCGGTGTAAGCACCGAGGGTCTTGGGGGTCAGGTTGACCTGATCCACCGTGGGGTTGCTCTCAGTGGGCACACCTTTCTCAGCCACCCAGTACGCAGTGGGTGCGCCGGTCTGGCGGGGGATGGCAACCGGACCATTGAGGCCAGTCATCATTGTCACGCCCAGAGTGTTGAGCGCTAGGCGGTTGCGCAGCAGCTCAATAAAGCTGCCAGGGCGAGCATCGGTGAAGACCAGATCCCCAGCAGCGGAGCCGGTACCAACGGTCAGGTCACGGCGCAGCACCTCATCAGGCACCAGCATCCCGCGAGCGGTAGCGCCCATGCGCTGCTCCACAGCAGCAGACACTTCACGCTCAAACGAAGCTTCCTCATAAGCGCCCCGATCATTGGGGTAGGCCATGGCGCGGATCGCGCGCACGAAGCTGTAGCTACGGCTTTCCTTCTCGGTCAGACCGATATCAGCGCTCACCGTTCCAACCGGCTGCGCCTTAGGAGCAGCAGGAGTTGCAGGCTGCTTGGCACGCTTGCCGATCTCTTCAAGGACGGCAGTCATGGCATCTTCCTTGGAAGCGCCACGCTCGATCAAAGTTTGGGTCAGGTCCACGTTGTGCTCACGGCACAGCGAGGTGATTGAGGCAACGCGGGAGCGCTCAGCTTCAACAGCCAGAGCCCGCACCTCCTCGAGGTTGGGGGTGTTGTCTTCCATGTCAGTAGGGGAAGGGACGGGGGTTGTTGCGGCAGGAGCCGCGGCCTCAACGGGCAGACTCCGGCCAATCCCTACAGAAGGATCAGCGGGGACGCTGACTACGCTCACCTCGTGGGGTTGCCACCTGGTGATCACGATGTTGTCGTTGCGTTCCTCAGCCGTATCAATCGAATAGCCAACGGAGATGTTGCGCAGAACGCCATCCCTCACATCGGCCAGCACTTCTTCAGCAAACGAGTTGCGGCTGAAGCGCACGAGCGCACGCGCCCGACGCTTCTCACCATCAATCCACGCACGTTCCACCACCCCAATCACGCGGTCAGGGTCGTGGTTGAACAGCACCGGAGCGCCGTCATTCATGCGCCCCAGATCCACGGCCTTGAGATCGTGGCTCAGCACCTCGTTCCCAAACCACCGCTTGACTGGGGTCTCGCTGGAGAAGCTGAACTCCACAGTCCGCTCATCTTCCTGGGCATCAAACTGAGCCGGTTCAAACCGGGTCAGCTCTTTGCCAGCAAGTTCACGCTGGAAGTCCATTTGTTTCCGGCTGGTCTAGCTGCAGGCTATGGACCAACCTCTTCAGTCATCTCTTCAATCTGATCATCACTGCTGGGTTCTTCTGTTGTTTCTTGATTTGATGAATTGCCGGGTTCCATCGGGTCTGATGGTTGCGCCATCCCACCAGCTGCCACTTGGCCAGGGTTCACGTCAAAGACCAGCCCAAGGTCGTTGGTTTGCTCAATCTCAGAAGCCCGTGCGTTGATCAGCTCTTGGAAGTCGCCGCCGCGGGTCATCACCACCTCGGCCTGGGTCATGAAGCCATTGCGCACGGCATCCCGGTACGCCTTGCCTTCCTTCTCCGGGTCCACCCATTCCCAGCCACGCGGCACCCAGTTGATCTCCTGATACCGCTCACGCTCCTGCTCATACGCAGGCAATGGCAACGCACCCACTGCCACCGCTGCATCCAGCCACGCCTCAAATATTGGGGTGTGCAGGTTGTGAATCAGATATTGCTGCAGCGCTTTCCAGTTCTCCCGATCCTCAAGCAGGCTCAGGCGGCTGCTGCTGTAGTTGCTCTGGCTGAAGTCGCGGCTGATGGTTTCGTAGCTGACGCCAAGGCCAGCAGCCATCGCCCGCAGCATCGCCCGCACAAAAGGCTCGAACTGCCCATCTGGTGCATCCAGCTGCGGGACAGAGACGCTCTCACCAGGTGCCAGATACTTGAACACACCAGGCTCAAACTGGCTCACCCGGTCGCCGTCATACACGTCATCACCAAGCAGCTCACCTTCAGGGCTGGTGACAAAGCCCATCAGGCTGCTGCTGGCACGAGCCCGCACCACCTCGGCCTCTTCATACCCAGCCAAGTGATGCAGCCGCTTAATGGCTGAGGCAAACCACGTGACGCCTCGCGTCTGCTGCGGACGCTCCATCACCATTAGGTGGATCACATCCTCAGCAGGGACGATCACGTGCTCACGCCCAATCGGCGCTGGGCGGTTGTCGCCGGGGTGCCGCGTCAGGAAGGCATACGCCAGCGGACGCTTCCATTCGTCCACCCGCACGCCCAGCCGCCACTCCTCGCCCTGGCGCAGGTAGCCGTCCTTTGTCTCATCCAGCAGATCAGCCTCAATCACCTCGAGCGCCAGCGGGATGGATGAGCCGCCAAAGGGTTGACGCACCAAGCGGATGAACACCTCACCGCTCTCAGCCATGGCACCAACGGCCAGGCGCTCGATCTCGTGGAAGTCCAACCGGCCAGCGGTGTCGCATGTTTTGGCCCTGCCCCAGCGCTTCCACGCGCCTTCGATCATGTCGTTAATGCGCTGATCAGGCTTGCCGCCGCGGCGCATCTTCACCTGCGCCTGCATCCGGATCCCAGTGCCCACCACGTTGTTGCGCACCGCACGCACCGCTTGGCGGGCATAGTCCGAATCACGAATCAGCTGCCGCGCACGATTGCGCAGGCGGATCATGCTGCCGCTGATCTCTGCATCAGCAGACGTGCTGCTGGTCACCCAGTCGCTGGTAAGGCGGCTGATCTTGGCGCCTTCATACAGCCGCCGCCGTGGTGCCACGACTGCAGGCTTCACCTCAGGCTGCACCTCTGCCTTCTTGCGTGCCATCAGCCGAACCTCACAAACATGGTGCCGGGGTTACCCAGCCCAGCTGCCACCTTCTCTGCTGCGCGTTCCCTAGCCACCTCAGCCTTGAGCTTGGACTCGAGCGCCAGCAGATCCTCCATCCGCATCTTGGTGATTGCCCGTGAGCCGATGCTGTACTGCTGCACCGCACCGCCAGAGACAATGGCGCGGATCGCGGCCTGCACTGCCTCCAGATCCTTCTCGGCCTGGGTGCGGCCATCAAAGGCGCCAGGCGTCCCGGCATACACCAGGCTGGCCTTTACCTCCAGCGTGCCAGCGCCCAGTGTCAGCTTGTCGCTGCCAGATGTTGCCAGCGCCTGCCAATACCAGGTGCCTGCATCAAACCCAGCGCTCGTGGCTGCGGTGATCGTGAAGTCCCACCCGTCATCAGGTCGGGCCGTGCCCGTCACCGTTGCACCTTCGCTTGCCGTATTGGTGCGCAGGTAATACACCAGCGTCCAACTGGTGCTGGTCACTGGGTTGCCCAGCGTGTCGGACGTGCTCACATCCGTCCACGCCACCGTGTCACCTGCGGTCAGCAGCGAGGGGATGTTCATACCCTCAGGCTATGAATCACCAGCCACTGACAAACCCTTGCCGCGGCCCTGCTGCTGCTTGGCGCGGCTTAGTGCTGCCTTCTGCCACCTTCTTCTCCAGCTGATCCCAGATCGTGCGCCGATCAAACCGCCGATAGATCAAATGCAATCCGGCGTAGGCATACACCGCGGTATCCAGCGCCTCGTTCCTGGCGTTGGTTGCTTTCACGTATTCACTGCTCGGCATCCCGTTGCGGCTGTACCTGGTCACCTTCCGCTCAGCGGTGAGCTGCTCAAAGAACTCTGGCGTAGCCGCCTTGCCGAAGTGCAGAAAGCCTGGCCCTGGATCGTTGAACCGCAGCCGCCCGAACAGCGTGTCTTTGATCGTGTCGGTGCCAACGCTGAACACGCTCGCCCCACGCTTCAGGATCCTGCCTTTCAGGTTCAGATCCACCTTCACTTCCTTACCAATCGGAGGCTTGTTCCTCATGCTCGCGCCTTTGATCGCCACCACATTCACCTGGCGCCGGTCTCTGGCATACATGTACACCTCACCTGTGTTGTGGCCGCCCGAGTCCACGCAGGTGGCGACCGCCTTCAGCACCTGCCCATCACTGCGCTTCCACTCGCCCAGCACGATCTGATCCAGCTGCTTCCATACCTCCGTGCGTGTCGGGTCGCCCCACACCTCTGAGTGATGCACCAGCCAACCTTCCTCTTCTCTGCCCCAGCCCCACACGCTCACCGCTAGGCGGTTGTCCTGCACGTCAACGCCGCACGTCAGCAGCAGCACGCCATCAGGCACCACGCCAGCCTCATACGCTTCCAACCGCTCCATCAGCGCATCGGCATTCACTCGGCTGCCAGCGTTCTCCTCCCATGGCTCAGCCAGCCTGGTATTGATGAAGGTCTTCAGCAGCGGCGCATCATGCTTCGCCCGTAGGAAGTCATCCACCATCTCTGCCCAACTCAGCCAGCCCAGTGGTGAGTACAGCCCACTCAGGTGATACCCCTGCGTTCGGCCATCACCAGGTGCTGTAGGCCGCCACTCGCCAGCCGCCAGCAACCTCGCCTTATGCACCTCCGTGAACCGCTCACGGCAATGCTCACACTCATACCGCACCGTCTCTGGCCGTTCCTGCTCCCACTTCACCTGGCGCCACTGCAGCCACTGCATCGCCTGGCAACTGGGGCACGGCACATAGAACCGCCGCTGATCACTGCGCTCATACTCAGCCTCGATCCTGCACACGCCTTTCACCGTGGGTGTGCTGGTCATCAGAATCTTCCTTCGCGCAAAAGTTGTCGTTCTGCGCTCTGCCAGCGTCAGCGGGTCGCCTTCCCCGTCCACGTCCTGCGGCCAGCTGCTCACCTCGTCAGCAAACAAATACCGGCATGGCATCGAGCGCAATCCCGTGGCGCTGTTGCTGCCAGTCAGCACCATGATCCCGCCAGGGAACTCCTTACTGAACATCGTGTTGCCGCTGTCCCTGCTCCGTGCTGGGGCGATCCGCTCACGCAGCACAGGCGTTTCATCAATCAAGCTCTCGAGCCGCTGCTTGGCCAGACGCTTGGCCATGTCCAACGTTGGCTGCACCAGCAGCATTGGTCCTGGCGCGTGGTGGATCACATAACCCAGCCAGTTGCTGCCGCTCTCTGTCTTGCCGGTCTGAGCCGCAAACATCATCACCACCCGCTGCACCGGGCTGCTCGAGCTCAGGCAATCCATCGGCTCCTTCAGGTACGGGGTCCTGCCGGTACGCCACGGGCCAGGCTCCGCACTCGCCTTGCTGCTCAGCATCCGGTGCTCATCAGCCCACTCGCTCACCGTCAAGATCGGCTCAGGCTTCAGCCCAGACAGGAACGCCTCCCTGTAAACCGTTGCACCATCAAGCATTGGCCAACCTCTCCAGCGCCTGGGTAATCTCCTGCGTCAATGCCATATGGATGGCACTGGCATCGCTCTCAGCCGCCAGCAGGTTGGCCACTCGATCTGGAATGTTGATCAACGCCTCCCGCACCGTCTTGGCCACGTTGAAGGCTTCCTTCTTCACTGCATCAGCCGCCACCAGCTCATTCCTGCGGTGGTCAACATCCAGCTTTGCCAGCTCTGCCTGGTAGTGCTCACGCCTTGCCCTGCTCTCATTCAGCTCAGGGATGGCATCGTCTGGCAGCTGGTCGATCCTTTTCTTCAGGTGGCTGCCGCTTCCAGGTGGCCTACCAGGCTTTGGCTTTACGCCTGACTTGATCCCAGGCACCTGCATCTTTACGCTGCCCTTGCGCCTGAAATCCAGCACCGCCTCGCGGTCGAGCATCTTGGTGCCAGGCACTTCATGTAGCGCACCACTGGTCAGCAGCTGAGTAATTCGGCCATTGCTGACGCCCAAGATTTCGGCAGCCTCACCTTTGCGGATTAGTTGCATCAAACCTCCCGTGAGAGCCGCTGGTGCGGCCTGTGTCTTATCAAATTTTAGAGGCACTAAAATTTGCCGCTAAAAAAATAGCGAGCCGCAGGATCACC